GGCACCCACCCTACGGGTTTCAATACCTTACCGTCCTCACGCTTACGTACTTTGCCAGTCTCTCGATCAATCTTAGCAAAGTTTGTAGCCATGACCTCTTTCCAAGCGCCTTCGGCATCAAATCCTGCACTATGAATTGCACCAATAGTAACAACTAGGATATCAATAAGTGCATCAAGTGTTTCTATTTGATCACTATTATTAATAGCTTCGTTAAGCTCTTTGTATTCTTCTTTAATTAGTCCAAGATACAATTTAAATTGATCTTGATTGAAGTTATCGACCGTTTGGTCGCAAGCCCGCATAAATTTTTCTTGATCTCTAAATGGATTAGTCATTTTATAAATTATTAAATAGTACGTCTTTTGGAGGCTCATCTGCTGACAACAATACATCGTTATTGTCAACTCGTCGAATAACCATTTCACCTTCAATCTCATCTTCAATAGTAATGCCGCGAGTCCAGCGTCCGTGATTTACATAGATCCATTCACCTACTTTAATATCTTTTTGTTCTGGACCAACAGCATATACTCGTCCCCACCTTGGTTTAATTCCGGAAGACTTTCCATTACCTGATAACACCACAATACCAGACTGTGTTGTCTCATCTCCAAATTCCATATCAGTAATCAACACATGATCACGGATAGGTCTAATTTTACCTTTTACTGCGTTAAGACTCATTTAGCCTCCGAGTCAAAATCGTCAAAAGTTGAATCGGGGGTATTATCTACAGGAGCAACCGCTTTAGCTGGTCGTACTACCTTAGCTGGAAGGGCGTCAGCATGTGTATGATACTCGGTCATCACATCTTCGCGCTTTTTAATAATTTTACCACCTGGTCCTAATTCGTCGCCGCGGGCATTAACTTTAACATTGCCCACTGCTAAAGTCATTTCATTTTTAATACGTAATTTATCAAGGTCAATTTCCTTGCCCTGCATTGTTTTATAAACACCATTTGCCATTGTTATCTCCTAACATTATATAAGTACTTATCTCAGAAATTCTCGCCAGTCTAAATTATATTTTATACTGTCAATCCTATGTATGCCAATTAAGTATAGTACATAACTAGCCACACTAGAACCACGACCTACTCCCCAAACTATGTTATTAGTTTTAAGGGTATCTACTAGATATTTTAAATAAAATAGCAGATCCATCATTCCGTGTTCAATAAATGCTTCTAGTTCTTCGCTAACCCTATCTTTTTGTTCTTCTGTAGTACACATTCCGTAGAGAATTTCTACTAAATTTGGACAATATTCCCGGGGCATGTTCCAAATAGTTTGACATGACTTATCGTATTCTGCTATTTCAAAATGAGTTTCGTAAGGCTCTATGAACTTAAAGCCAAGTTGTGCTTCTATTTGTTGTATAGAATTAGTGCGTTCTTCAACAAGCATGGTGTCGTCAACATTGAATTGATATCCTCGGTAAAGGGCATCAAATAGGTCTTGTTCGTTAAAGATGGGATTGCTATATTTGTCTGTACGCATACAAACATTTTACTTGACATTGATTAGTTTGTCAAGCCCTTTATCTCTATTTTGGTATTGTTGTTGCCAAAGTTTTGCTCGTCTGCTTCTTAGTTCCTCGTTATATAGATCTAAGAACAACGAAATTTGATTTTGCAGTGCAGGATTACTACTTTGCCAATACTTCTTACTGAGTTCAGAAACTCGAGATTCAATTTCGGCATCTTTTAATTGTGAAAAATCTTCAGCTAACGGATGCATTAGGCAAACTCTCCAATATAACTAATGTACATTTTACTACCACTTCCGTAGTCATACTTAAAAGCTTCTACTATTACAGTTTTTCCTGCCGGAACTGTAATAGTATGACTGGTAAATTTTCCACTGTCGTCATCTGATACTGTAGCTAATGCATTAGTTGCAAATGTAACAGTGTGTGACGATACATGATTATTTTCTAAATGAACCCGTACTTTAGCGTATCGGCTGTCTAAAGTTGGCCAATTTGTTAATGTTAACGTAACATTAGCATTTCCAATTGTAATTCTATGGTATTCACCTAAAGATACATCTACGTTAGTTGGCGTAGCTACTTCTAAAATAGTAGAAACAGCACCGTATAGTTTTTTAGTGACAGCATTTTGAATTATATACCCTTCAAAATCATTGTCTTCGTTTAATTTAGCGGTGTTTTCTTGTAGGTCTGTAATTTCAGTAGCCGCGGTTTCTAATCCAGTTTTGATAATTTCAAAGTTTCCTCTAAACCCCTGACTGTCATTGTCTCTCCCTGCCACTGGAAAAGTTTCGTCTATATCGCCGTACTGTATTGCACTCATGTTATTATGGTCCTGTCGTTTCTAAATACGATATATTTATCAGTGGTATCTCCGGTCACAGAATCTATTGTATATCGATCGATGGTATAGTCCAATAATTTAAAATCAAAATCTGTATTAGTTTTCAAATAATTTTTAATATTAAGCATAATATCAGAACTGCGTCCAACTTTACAAAAACATAATGGAATGGCGCTAACAAACCCTAATTCTTGTACACTACCGTCTTGTACAGTTCTCATCCATAAGGGCATATAATGACGATCGTGCAGGCCTAATTGTTCAATACGTTTGCGCCATAATGAAATACTTGAAATTTCTCGATGCACCCCGTCCGGATATACATCGTTGCGATCTGCTGATACTGAATAGGGTTGTGGTCTTTTCCAAAATCTTGTAGGAGTGTCAAACGGTCCATTAAAATAAATGTTTGTTTGATCAACGGTAGCCATCATAGGATCTATAGATCCAGTTATTGCAAGATCTAAAGTTTTGCCATCTATTTCTAAAGGATCAATAACATCAATATAGATAACTTCGTACACTACAGTATTAGTACCAGGTATTTTAGCCTGTGCTGTTTTAATATCACCCAATTTAAAACGTTTTTTTCTATGATTCTGTCCGACTACTGAAACAACTTGAGTTGCAGTTTTAGTTTCAATTCCGGAATACACAATCATCTTTAGATCGTTTTGTATTCCAAAATTACTATCTCCGGGTCTGTAAATTGCAGTAGTATCAAATACTTCACTATTTCTAATAAATGCTTTAAACATTTCTCGTTGGTCTAATTTAAGATATGGTTTTGCAGTTATATTACTGTACAATCTATTATTCGGAGTAGTAACTGTTAAATTAAAAGTTCTTGAAACTGCACTGTAACCTAGAATATCTCTAGCTTCTACTGTAAATGAATAATTTCGATCAAATGTAGTAGTGCCTACATCCAAACTGAAAATACCACTATCAAATGTAAGCAACCCATCGTCTGCACCTAATTTAAACTGCGGAACTTTGCCAGTTATCTCGCCGTCTAAATTTAACGTTAGCCCAGGTGGTAATTTACCTGATGTTTTTACATATAATATAACAGACTCGGTTATTGTACTAGATGCAACAACTGATAACATACTTGTTAAATTTGCTTCAATAGTACCTAAGTTTGATCCAGTAACCCAACTCATTACACTTTCAACTTCACCTAATACTTGAACAGTAAATGTACGTTTACTCATAGCAGTTTCTGCACGATCACTTAGTCTTTTTGCAGTAACAGTAAATCGATAAGTTTTAGTAATTGCTGGCTGGTACGGCACAACGCCAAAGATTTCCGCAGTACCGGGATCAAATTGCATTCCTGGTGGTAACACGCTAGGAGTTAAATCTGGATTGATTGATTCTAGAGAGTAAACAATTGGACCAAGATCTAAATCTTCATAAGTATCTAATTTTATAGTTTGATAATTGTTTGCTCTACGAATGCCTAGATTAGCAGGAGTAATCCATATAGGCGCACGAACATATGTTGAGTCAGCTGTAAATGTTCCTGACCCTGCTGTAGTAATTACATTGTCTGCTCTAAAGTAGTCGTCTCCTACTACATATATTTTAAACTTTCTTTTTACTTCTGTATCACCGTCGGTAATTGTTACTATAAATTCATAGTTTCGATTTAGTTTTTTAGGACTTAAACTTGCCGCAACGTAACCATCAAAACCATTTGTTGATTTATAACCAAAATCAAATGCAACAGTGTCATAAACTGCTGTGTCAAAATATCCGTTGCCTGCAGATTCTGGAATAACTAATGCAGGTTGCACCCAGCCAACTATTCTTCCAGAATCAGTTAATACTAATCCAGGAGGTAGCTCACCGTCCTTACTACCAATAAAATATTTTAACTGCTGACCCGCCGCAGTGTCTGTATCGATAGCCAATAGTTGAAAATCAATATAAGAGTTATCGAGTATATAATATACATTATTTGGTCCAATCGGCAACGAGCCAGCTGCCGTTTGCCACACTGGTTGGTCAGCACCTTCTACAGTCCAGAAGAATGTTCTATCTGCAATTTGTATTCCGTTGTTGGCCCTGATAACAAATTCAAAGTCAGTTGATCTAGGAACTTCAAACGCAGTTCCTTGAATAGTATTGTTTACTATTCTTAGGCCAGGAGGCAACTTACCAGAGATAACTGAATATGTAATTTCTACACTGTCGTCTGCAGGCAGCGTTAAATTAATCATAGTCCTTTCTTGTATAGTTCCAAATCTATAACCAGATTTTTCTGTCCAGACTGTTAATGCCATTACAGTGTCCTTCTTATTCTAGGTCTAGGATATACTGATCCAGTAGTAGGTCTAGGTTTGTAATTAATTTTAGGAAATGTATTTCCATTGAGAAATCTTTCTTTGTAATAGTATAGCACTAGATTAGCAGCGCCTTGCAGATCTTGTCCGTCTGTTGCACCACCCGTTGTGGCTATTAACTGACTTTGTTTAGCATATGCAAGTATGTATGCTTTAGCCTGCGATTGATTCATGTTGGGGTATATTTCTAAGGCACACGCTAATACTCCGCATACTTGTGGACTAGCCATACTTGTTCCGCTAAACTTTCCTAAATAATAACTAGCACTTCTTGGATCTGCAGTACCACTTGGTAATGCACTGATAATATAAGTTCCTGGCGCAAATAAATCTACACCCGGTCCGCAGTCACTATACGATACCTTTTGATCTATCTGAATTGAATCAATGGATCCAACACAAATTGATGGTAACTCATAGTCCCCATTAGTAGAATTATCATTAGCAGTAGGGCTAGTTCCCCTCATGTAATAGTAAGGTTGTGCTACACTGCCGGGATATCTGCTGGCCATTTCAAATGTGTTGTTCCAATCTAGTCCACCGGGTACATCGTGTTTCCAACGACCGTTACCAGCAGCACCAACCATAACAATACCTTCTGCATATAAATCTTCTAAGTCAACATCGCAGGCTGCGACTCTAGCAGGAATTCGTTGACCGCTTATAAAGCCCCAACCGTTGAGTTGTTCAGTTGTAAAGCCACCACCTACTGTTTTTCTTCCGTTTGCACCTAGCTGTAAATCAATCTGCGCAGGTGTTGCTTCATAGAATACGTATTCGTTGACCATATTAGGACTGCCTAGTGTTCCTGAAACTGCTGCCGCACCCTCAACTCTTACACGATACGTTCTTGTTCCTGCTACAATGTTAATGGTACCCTGCATAGAGCTATGGAATTGACAAACATAATATAGTGTAGACGGAGCATTATTAGGCACAGTAAATGTAATGGTACCGTTTTGTGTACCATTATTTGTAACGCCTGTATTGTATATGTTGCCCGAACTATATGCCCCAGACACTGTTTGTATCCAAAAAGGATGTCCGCCGGCACTGACATTGAAGGTATATGTTCCACCTCTTTGTAAAGTCAACGTAGGGTCAGATTCTGAATTGATAATGTAGTCACTGGCTCCAGAATTAGTCACAGTGTATGTACCTGATCCTGTTCCTTCAACTCCGTAATAAATTCTTTGTACAGAGTTATCGGCGCATGACCACATAATCTTAGGCAAATTAGGTGTGGTTGCATTTAAATTAGTATAGAGTGTTGATCCACCGCCAAATGTTAGATAATGATTAGTACTAACATAAATGGTACTGTATGAAGTTCCGAGATATGTTATATTAAACGGTAAATTTAATGTCCAGTAGCCGTCATCATTGTTACCAACAGTGGGAGTTGTTGAACTTGTTAAACTAGCAGCCCCAAGTAAATTATTAGTAATAGTTGTAACCCCGGCAGTAGCTGAATGTGAGTCAGTAACCACAGTTAATGACATTGCAGTAGCAAATGAAGGATTAGCAACACCTGACACATTAATTACTGTTGAAAAAGTAACAGTATATTGTTCGTTGTTTGGCAAATTAACTAAATTTTCTTGAATATTAATTTCAATAGTGCCACCGTTATTTGTTGATTGTTCTATAGCGGTAAATCTATAAACTTCAACCGCACTTGAATTAGTAATAATAATTTCGCCAGCAAGCGACATACTTCCAGAAATTGCATCAATTGCAACGTTATGTATTAAATTTAAATCCGCGGGTCCTTGTATGCCAAGTGCATAACTACTATCGGGTTGTGACAACTCAATAAAATACGCCTGCTGACCTTGTTGACTCCAAGTACCAGGTTTGCTTAAAATACTTCCGCCTGGTGGAGTATATGGTCCAACAGTAGTAATTCTATTACCGTAATTTTCAAACCCTGCTAGTGTTGCAAGTCGTTGATTTGATGTACATACTCCGCTATATCCAGTGTAGGTAGTAGCACCACTAGGAGTATATCGAGTACCTCTATAAGTTACTGCGGTAATATCGCTAAATGACCATTCACTTGGAAATATACTTTGACCCCAGCTGTTATTAACAATTGTTGGATTCTTTCTTCCTGTATTGTTATTAATACTTTTATTACGATGAAACGCTCTTATATAGTCAAATACATAACTAAAATTTCCAGGATTACCTGTGTCGTAATACAGATTGTAAATGTTTGCACTACGAGCCCAACCCTGTGTATTGCCTGCAATCGTCCCAGCTACATGAGTTGAGTGGTCCCCAGTCCCGTAGGTATATGTACCATTAGACCCATTACCAATTTCAGCATTGTGTTGATACCAATTGTATTGTTGGGTTCTAGTGCCGCCTGTGCCATCTGCATTAACGGCATATTCAGGGTGATTCCATACAATGCCGTTTAAATCGCACACTACTACATCAACGTTTCGACCAGTTTGTGTAAGATCGATTGTACCAGTTGCAGCCGGAGTGCCGGTACCATTACCATCATATCCAGTACCACCCCATCCAGCTCGTTGTACGCCTTCATTACATCTTAGCAGACCCCAGTTTTTCATTGCTGCTGATGTACTAGATGACTTGTCCCAGTTTGACGAAGTTTGAGAAACGGCAGTGGTACCGGCCTTAATACCAAGGTAATAAGGAGCCAGTGTTACTGATTTAATTCTTGGGTCGTTCTTAAGTTCAACAGCTTCCCAGTCAGCTAACAAATAATGTGTATTTCTACTAGTAGGTCTACGATGCAAGCACTCAACACTTCGAGTTAGATCCAAATTAGGTGGAGTTTTACCTTGGGTTTCAATATCGCTGTAAATGGAATCTAAATCTTGAAAATCATTTACTGTAACAATATATTCTTTTTTTATAAGGTAGTCTGATATAGACATATTATACCTCAATTTGTAAGATACTTAACGTAACGGTAACAGTTGAAGAGCTACCGCTCTTGTTAGTAACTGCTAGTGAAATAATTGAAGTAGGTAGTGTCTCGTCATTGAATCCAACTACCGCTGGGGACATGATAATAGTTGCTGCCCCAGTTGTAATAACCTCTGCAATTACGCCTGCCCCCGGCAAAGGATCTACTCCTTCTGCTCTAGCACTGTCGGCAGTTCTAGCAGCACTGCTGGTATAAATTCTAACCCAGGCAGCAACACTGGTTTGTATTTTATATAAAACATAACCTTTTGCACCAACAATTGATATGTTTCCTGTTGCGCCATTTGCAAGACTTGCAGTAGTTTCTGAAACTGTTGTTCGGGATAAGAGACCACTACCACCACCTGCTGTTGCCCATGATAGCGTTCCAAATCCGTTAGTTGATAATACTTGCCCGCTTGTTCCGTCAGCTGCCGGCAATGTCCATGTTACATCAGATGCCACAGTTGCAGGTGCTTTAAATGCAACATAGTTTGAACTATCAAAATCTGCAAATTGTAAACTATTTTGTCCAGGTATTTTTACATTACCTATTAGATTAACAGTTCCGCCGGATGTTATTGTTGTAGAGGTTACAAGCTGACTTACGCTAACAGTATAACTTGTACCAGTTGTCGGGGTTCCTGTAGCAGTTTGATTTAATGTGTAAGTTCCTGCCCCGCCATTAATGCCAGAAACAAACGCAACAACATATGTACCAGCTGTAACCGAACCACCACTCAGAGCCATACCTACCGTAATTGTACCTACAGATACATTGCTAACAGTCATTGTTGTAGTACTAATAGTAGATGTAAATGTTGCCGAATTAACAGCAGTAATTGCTGTACCAAGTAAAGTTGTGCCGCCGCTAAAAATACTTCCCGCGGCCAGCGATCCACCAGTGACTGTACCATTTACAGTCAGTATTGGTCCAGCAGCTGGACTAGCCGCACCGTTGCCAATAATAGCATTAGTTGCTGTAACTATACCAGTTCCACTTATGTTTATAGTAGATCCAGTAAGGTTTGATATACTATTAACTTTCAATACACCTGCAGGCCCTAACTCAGCCCTAACTCCTAAAGAGGTTCCGTTGTGTGTTTGGAATTGAAATTTTGTTGGCATTACTCCAACAGATACGACACCGTCAATTATAGCAGATAATACAGCACCACCACGTTGTCCTGCCCCGTCGTAGCCTACAAAATTAATATCAATAATGTCGTCACCGTTGGCTACGGCCGTAGGAGATAATCCAGTTCCTCTAGTTCGATAAAACGTAAAATTAGTAGCGTCTGCAACATTGTGACTTTGTGCAAATGTAAAACCTTGCCCCCATACATTACTAAGAGAGTTTCTAGTAATGTATAGGTTACCGTCAACTGGAGTAACAGCATTACCAACAGTTAAGATAGTAGTTGGAGATATGTTTAATTCACCAGTCTTAGTTATATTTCCAAAACTATCAACTTTAAGGTCGCCGTGTAGTATAACCAACCCAGTGCCGTTTGGAGTTAAGTTAATATTACCATTATTGGAAGATATAATATTATGACCGTTTACATCTAAATTGTTACCTATAACAACTTTTCCGGTTCCATTAGGAGCTATAGTAATATTGGCATTACTGGCAGATACAATGCTATGACCATTTACATCTAAATCTCCACCTAATTGAGGACTAGTATCAGTAACAACATTAGTACCACCACTAATTAAATTTCCACCAGGGGTAGTACCGTCGCCAATGTACAGTTTAAGTTGTTCTGTGATAATAGGTTCCCCGACTGCAGGCGTAATGCCTAATCTATCTGCTTCGAGTCCTCTTCTAAGTTGTAATGCCATTGTTGTCTCCTAACCTTTTAAAATGTTCCAAAATCATAATTAATGCCGCCCGGTACTGCAAAAGTTCCAAAATCTGCAATGCCGTTAAATCCGCCGCCGGTAGCAGTTGAATTAATAGTAACTTCACCAAGTCCATCTGTTGGACTTATTGTTATATTTGTCCCGGCAATGATTTTGGTTACACCGTATAAACTGCCGTCATTGTTTCTAATAATGCCACCAGTAGGTAATGTTAATCTACCAGTTGCGTCAAATACCCAATCTTTACGTGTACCGCCGAACGAGCTAGATGCGTTAGCTGATAACTGCACACGAGCTGTATTCGATATTAGCTCTACATCTCCACCAGTTGCGGAAATTTCAGAACCTTCTATACTAATATTTTTACCTGTTTTAGCTGGAAACGTTACTTTAGGAACAGATCCTATTAGAACAAGTTCTTGACCGCTACTTACCAGCCTATCACTTGAGCCACCACCGCCTCCTGAAACAGTTCCCGGTCTCCATTGACTCAACCCACTATTCCAAACAAGTGCTTGGCCGTTAGCTGGTGCGTTTGTTACTGTATCAACATCTGCTAATACATTAATACTTGATGTGGTATAAACGCCATTGGTCACAGTGCCTGCATTACCAGACACATTACCAGTTACATTACCAGTTAACGGGCCATTCAACCTAAGAGCTGAAATATTACCTGTAATAAAAATAAAGCCCGTACCTGAAATTGCCTTACCATTTAAATCCAAATCTCCACCTAACTGTGGGCTGGTATCTTCTACTAGATTGTTAATTGAATCAGGTGTCGATACAGTGATTGTAGTACCATTATTGCTTACTGTGATATTACTACCACCGGCAATGCTTCTAAAACTTAAAGAATCACCAATTAATGGATTTGATACTTTGGCTGCAAACACTGGACTTCCGCCGCCTAAATTTGTTGCATTGGATATAACATCAGTACCTAATGCCGCAAAATTTTCATTTACTTTGGTAAATGCTACTCGTAGATCATCACCAGTGCCGTCGTTTGCATAGGCGCCTAAATAGATAGTTTGTATATTACTCATGCGTTCGCTCTCATATACTATATTTAGCTTGAGTTGTTATTTGCCAAACGTCAGCCACAAAAAAACCCCGGAAAACCGGGGTTTTATAAGTTTTAAATTTTAGAAACTGCGTGTGTATGCAAAGTTTACAGAATTTTGCTCACTATCGCCACGTTGACGATCATAGCGTACTGTAAATGCATCTTTCTTTGTCAATGCATAAGTCACGCCAAGACGTGCAGTACGGGTAGTATCTGCA